TGCCGTAATTGGCGCTCGCCTGGGGAAAAGTCATGATCGTTGTATTGGCCGCCACGGTCGGATTGAAGCCTGAATTGGCGAACGGAACCGGCCCCTGGCGGGCATAACCACCGCCAACCACCTCGTTCGCTCCGGCGTCGCCAGGATCCGCGAGGTGCAGCGACACGAACACGTTGTCGGTGAGCGGGACCAGAACGTCCGCTTCGCCAATGGAAGATAGGCCAGCCATCGAATTCTCCTAACCGAAAGAATGCTTGCGCGTACGTGTTAACATTGACCCAGAAGTTTTGGCTCTTGTATGGGCGTTGTTAAGCTTTGTTATCATTTCGTCTACTACCTGCTTAAGCATGGCAGCCTTGTCCTCTTCGCCAACTGCATGCAAATCAGAATTAGCAAGCGCAGCATAGCGATAAAGACTAGGATATTTCGTATATATCCAGCTATCCTGGGTATCAGAAAATATCGGTACCTCGGCATAATAATTCATCCTAAATTTTCGTCCATTAATCTCGTCAGGAATACCGCCAAAATAAATTTGGCGACCTTCTAACGTATATCTACCAAACAACGAAGACGCATATCCCCAACTAGACGAAATTGTATTAGTTGAACGAAAAAATTCATCGCGTTGCGTATAACGCATCGGCACCCATCCGTTGCTGCCGCAGCAACCATTAGAAGATGCCGATGGCACATTGCGATCTACTAGCAATAAATCCATCTCTAACCAATCATGAGGAAGCGGTGCGCAGCACGAAGCGATGAGCGCATCATTAGTGCTAATCATTCGATCGACGCGCAAATCTTGGTTAAATTTCTGCTCCGCGTCCCTAACAAATTGTGTCACCAAGTTGATCGACCAATCTTGCCGATTAGCCCACTCAGCAATGATGCCGCAAAAATTCGAAAAATCAGTCACATTCGCCCCATTGTCCAGAGGATAAGAACAACAACGAGAACGAGAGCAAGCGGGCTCATTCAGGCGGCCTCGGGGGAGTTCGACTGAGCCAAAACGCCACCACCGCGCCGAATGCGGCTACTAAACCGCCAATAGCGCCTGAGGTGATTTCGTCGGTGGGAATGGTAAAAAGCGCGCAGAAAGTTACGAGACCTAGAAATGCTAGAATCACGAGCAACGAAATAGTAAGGGTGCCGCCAGTCTTGTCGAACTTGTTGGCGACAATTATTAGAATAATGGTTAGTGCAACAGCGATCGCCAACCCGACCGACGCCGGATAGTCGAGCAACTTCGGGCTCGGCGGTGGAATAACAAGATCCGACGCGGCCATTCATCAGCTCGGCTCCGGCATAGCAGCACCAGCAGGAAGGCCTGGAAGCTCGGCCTCCACCATCAGGGCGGCGGCCGGAATCTGTTTAAGAGCGTTCTTGAATTTCCAATAATACTCCGCAATCGTACTAGCCTTATCAGTACCATTGACGATTCGACGAGCGTTGACTGGATCCTCGATCCCCTTAGATTTAGATAGGTATTTCGGCAAACCGACGCCAGTGAACCAACCGTGGATCATACCGTCATAAGAGACCAACGCCGATGTCTGCGGATGTAGCATCTTATGGGCCTCGGGGTGGATATTTGCATCAACGCCGTAACGCTCCTTGAGATATTTTTGGCCATTTTTATAGTTCTCTTCCCAGGTTAGCTGAACATGGCCGCGCCCATAATAGCACTGACCATGTGGACCTGCAGGCTTGCCGTAACTCTTGCCCGAACCTTTGCCGTATTCTTCAATCGGCTGCATAGTATAAGCAGTTTCGTGGTAAAATGTCGCCAGCGCATAGGCGAGCCACATCGTCCCATCGTTCGGATTGTTAACCTCGAAATGCTGCTCCCACACCTCAAGCAGATAATTCATGCCGTCTACCTGAGATTGAGTCAATGTGCCCTTAAATAGATCTTTGCGAACTGTATCGAAAAAATGTTTACGGTCATAAGGCATCAGACCCGTCCCTTCCAGATCCTAAACGGAGCAGCGTCACTCGAATTGAGATAACGCTTCCAATCGCCCTCGTCCCATCCCTGTGCTATTGCCGTCTCGTAGACGGTCATTGGGATGCGAGCGAGCAATTTATTGGTTGTGCGCTCCCGGTGATTCTCCGTATCGCGCTTAATGCTTTCAAGTATTTCATCAACATTCTGCTCAGTAATAACATGGAACCGAGCAGAGTCTTCGGAATCAGTCATCAAGGTACGACGAATACCATCCTCGTCCTTGATGACTGACTTCCGCTCCACGTCCTTGTCCTTTTACGCCGTGATACCATTGAACAGAATATGCGCGAGAGAGTTGCGCATTTCGACGCCCCACTCCACGACAATCATTCGGTTTTCCGCATCACCGATGCGGGCCATCAGGTACTGGCGGAACGCACGGAAGAATGCAACTGCCGCGTAATCCGGGTCAATGAGGAGGCCGATATCCGGCGCAACCCAACGAGACGGGAGCGACTTCACTCTGCCGAAATCCGTCGCGAATATATCGACGGTCGACACAACCTCGGTCTTCCCAACCAAGACTTGGGTGGTGGAGCGGCCAACAAAGGTCGAAGCCGTCCGCTTCGGCCCCGGCGGCAGAATCCACATCGTGGGCGACGCACCGTTGGTGTATGCTTGCTGCATCGCGTCGTTCAGCATCTCCTCGGTCAGCTGAACCGGAGTAGCCGGAGCCACAAATGGGTCCGTCTGCAAGACCGGCAAACCAGTGACCGAAGTTCCCGGCGCAATCGCAGCGGCGGGATTGCTGTTCTTGTCAATCGCTCGCGCCAACCAGTGAGAGATGCCTTCGGTGATGCGCGGAACAGGCGTGGTCGCGTCCGACCCGTCGTTGCGCGCTTGCCGCGAACACATCATGACTTCCATGTCCGACTTGAGGACCTTGGCAGCCATTGCCATCTGGTGGGCCATTTCGGAGCCCTTGCCCGCCGCGTCCGACTCCTCCTGAGTCCCTGACACAGTGGCATCGCGTTCCGAAATCTGCGTGCAGTTATTGACGCGAACAGTCGGCGTTCCAACAGAAGGAGAAAGTTGGAAACCTTCGACCTGGGCGTTAGCGGCGTTGACTAGCGGAAGATGTTCGGTTTGCCAGTCGAATATTCGGTTCTTAACGTTCCTGCGCCGAATCGCAGACATAACAGGCGTGTCGAACGGATCGATGTTGTAGATAGCGTTCGACAAATCTTCGCGGTTCGCCGTAGCCTGATACGTAGTAAAGGCGTTGGTTACTTTGGCCATGTTGATCCCTCATCGGATTATCTTCTCGAAGACCGAGGCCGCGTCATCAATGCGACCTGATTTAGCCAATCGGCTCTGGGCTTCGTCGATATTCCGACGTCCCGCGTTCCCTATTCGGGGTGCGGAACCGGGTGTCAACGCTCTGCCTTTACCGGGGACGACCGCTCTGGGTTTTGCCGCCATCAACCGGTCATATTTGCTCGCCTTCCTCAAAACACTGAGCATCCGCGCATCGTAAACGGTCGCGACCTCTTGTTCCGAGAAACCCGCCGTCATTGCGGTTCGCCGCATTGAGTTGAGTTCTTTTCGGAGAGCACCTTCGTCAGAGATTTTATTATCCATGACGAACCTAGCAAATTGATCCTTCGCATAGGTTTCCGTAGATCGGGCCTGTTCCGCAGCCCTCTCTTGCATCGCCGCGCCTCTTGCCTGTCGAAGCGCTTGCAGTTTCTGATCCACCGCCTCGTATTGTTTCCTCAATGAATAGGCGGATTTCGGATCTCTCTGGAACTCCGCTTCCCAATCAGGTTGCTGCGGAAGGAGCGTCATGATCTCCTGCTCCAGCGCTGCGTTCTGATTGATGTAGTGGTCACGGACCTGCGCAACACGCTGTGCCTCGGCCATGACTGTTTGAGAAGCTTCGTTTACTTTATTCATCCGCTGGTGGAAAGTTTCTGTGCGGATGTAACCTTCGAGCGCCTGCTTTAGGGTAACCTCCATCGGTTTCCCGTCAACAGTTACCTCATACCTCTGGTCAGACCCCTCCCCGCCTTCGCCTTCGGCGTCTTCGCCGGCGTCCCCGTCGGGCAACTCCCGCTCGTCGTCGGTCTGCTCGTCGTCGTCTGATAGAGCCCCTTGATCTTGTGACTCGGACTCGTCGTCACCTTGTTCTTCCCGCCGCTCATCCCCGAAGGTTTCGTGTCTTTCGTCGGCGGGGGCATTGACGCGTCCCTCGCCGTCGGATTCATTACGTTGGCGACCCTGCCTTTCAGCTTGGGAGGTCGTTTTGCGGGATCGTGTGGCAGGGGCTCCATCTTCGAACGGGTCACCATTTGCTCTCGCTTCCTGGCGACGCCGCCTTACGTCCTCCCCGCCATCGCGGGTATCGCCAAACGCGTCGCCTTCAGTTTGGCGCTCAGCAAATAAAGACTCAGGACGAGGCGTATTCTCGCGGAATCGACCAGACGTATCCCGCGCGGGAGCCCGTTCGGGGCCTCCTACCGCGTCACGGAAAGCATTGGCAGCTTGATCAATTCCCTCAGCCATGATCGGGGTCCTGCGATCCTTTCAGAACATTCTCCGCCCCGGTGATTATCTGCAGATTCCATGGAACATGCAAACCGCAGCAATTAATGCCGTTCAGCGGCCAAATATGATCAACTACGTGAAGGATACCAGTCGATCGAGTAAGTTCTTGAGAGAGTCTATAGAACCCGTAGATCTCCTCCCATTGAGCATCGGTGAGCCATTTCGGAACGTTGTGGGGATATAACTTGCGGATATTGCTCTTAGCCGCTCGAACATGCCGATATTGAGGCTCATATTCCTTGTTATGAGCGCGCCGAGAAGCTAAGAATCGTTCTCGATTCTCTGGACGTTGACTCCAAGGGACCCACTTAGCCTCGGGCATTTCTTGCCATCATTTTGTAGTCATTTATCTGAACAGCAAGTTCAGTAGCAAGGGCTTCCAGCGCGTTTATCCTAGCACACAGGCGGGCACCTGTCAAGTCCCCCGCCCCGTTGTCCATGAGTTCCTGGAACCACTGCTTACGTAGTTTCATCAAAGCATACTGGAATGCTTTGTTCTCAAGCAATTCCTTGGATATGCGAGCGCGCTCCTTTATGTCCTCCGGATCAGAACTGTGATCCATTATTCACCCCCACCTTGGGGCTTAGCAGCTTCCATCGCGATGCGCTCTCGCTCGATCTGCATCTTCTCCAATTCCTGCTGGTTCTGGAGTTCCATCTTCTGGCGCTCAAGCTCGATGCGCTTATTATCGTACCCGCTCTTCTGAAGCAGCTGCTCCTGCTGAATTTCGGCGGTAGCCTTATTCTTCTGCGCTTCAAGGCCTTGCTGACCAATCTTCGCGGCGGCGTCGGCTTTAACCTTCTCGTACTGAGCCTTGGACGCGACCGTCATCGGATCGGGTTCCTTCGGCGCAGACTGCATCGCTTGCAGCGTCTGCGGGTCGGGCATCTTGAAATACCTGTTGACATTTTTAATGTTAAGCATCTCCAACATATCAGTAACGGTGTTCAGCATTTCCGGAATACCACAGATAGGATTATTGAGGCCCATCTGACTAACGAGAGTTTGCTGATCTTGTTTAATCTGTGTAAGGGCCATCATCCGCGTAACGTCGGTGCCCTTGCCGAGGGTCGGATTTACCTCCACGCCCATCGTAGCGTCGAAGGTGCTCGGATCGAATTGCTGAAAAGTTCCGTTGACCCGAAGAATACGCGGCGGGTTCGGGTTCTCACATATCTCGTTATAAAGACCCTGGAAGAGATCCTTAAAGCCGGTTTCCGCGAGAACCCTCGCCACCAACTCGATACGCTCTTGGGCTCCGGAAATGATTGCATCAACGCCAATCATAGTCGACGATTGCAATGCTTTAGGGTCAAGGCCCTTCGCCGCATCGGATAGTCCTGTCCGCCGCTGCAACACTTCGTTGAGCATCTGGATCACCGGAAGGGCGTCCTGACCAACGAATGGAGTACGGGAATAGGCTACGGCGGTGTTCGGATCGCCTCGCGTGCGAATGATGGCCCCAAGATCATCGTTCATCGCGTCGTCGAGATTCGTCATCAATTCGTTGACTACGGT